AAAACACCATTGGTAATATCTGCTGCCGCTTTAAATACTGCTTGTATCTCTGGATCTAGCGTTCCCTCTAACATATATTGTTTAAACATTATAACTTTCTCCGTAACCATTGCGATGATTTTTCCTGCGTCTCTGTCTCAAATACAGGCCATATTGAACGTGTTACTTTCTTACTGATAAAATGCTCATCTGTAACAGTGTCGCCAGTACCTACCCTACTGCGTATTGTAGTCGGCGACTGTTTAACACGCCTAGCTAATTCGTGCATTGTATACAGTTTACCCTTAATCAGTCTAGGGTCTGTAGTTTCGTTGCGATAATACCTAATTTTACGTCCCATCTTTAAAATTTCCTCATTTTGTGGTAGAATATATGACTGTATAGTTTCTTTAACGCTTTTTAAAGCACTTTAATGTTAATAACAATAATCACCTCTTAAACATCTATATCAACGCTAGTGTTAACTATATAGTCCAGAATCACCCTCTCTCTAATCGCTGTTAACACCTCAACACCGCATCTATACGGTAAACTCTGCACTATATCAACGAATTCATTGATAGCAGCAGTCCTGGTGTCGTTATCTTCAATATCACTGAAAAATGCAAAGTTACTCTCTCGCATTGTCACCTCTCTCTATTGGTTAAAAAAGTCCGTAGCATTTGACAACATTCTCCCCAATGGTTCAACTCTCCCAAGCCTATTTTGTGACCCAAATCAGCTTTTCGGTCACGTTTTAAACTCTCTCTACTTCTCTACAGTTTAAACACTGGCGACAATAGCAAACAACGCTATGCTGCACAGTAATACGCCATAGAACGCCATATAATGCGTTTTAAGAGAGTTTACCTGGTTATTGGTGCTAGGGTATAGGCTGCAACTAAATAGGCTTAAAACGGCTTATATTAGCTCGGTATATTACAGGTAAAAAAAAACCCTAGCTGTGACACTAGGGTAAAGGATTGCAACACACTAGGGGAAATTAGTTTGTAGGCTCTATAGCGGGATAGTCTCGACGCAATCGCGCCCAATGGTGTGCATTTGGTGACGGTTTATCGGCAGTACTAGCTATAAAGCTATCTATTAATTGTTTTTTTTCGTCTGTTACGTTGTAAACAATTACATCAACACTGCCGTCTGATTTAACTGCCGTCATATCATGACCTGTTAACGTGTTACAAGACCAATAAGACGCAAATTGTTTAGCTGTGTCTATGTCGTTAAATGATAATGTAGCTTTCATTGTCTATGCTCCTCTATTAAATCTGTATATTCGTCTAGTATCTCGCACCAATCATTAAAACAATCGACACTGATTTTATTCTCACGCCATAGTTTGTTTAAGTCTGCATGAACGTGTAAAACTTTCTCTATTTTATTTTCGTAATTCATTGTCTATGCTCCCTTGTTCGCTGAAACAACAGTATATTCGTTTTTATTCAGTAGATAGTCGCCACAGAACACTAAACCTTTCTCAGCATAGTCTGGCTGATTAGTCGCTATTGTCGCGCTATAAACTTTGTTTTTATCCAAAGGATGCCGCGCATAGTTAGCGCACCTGTAGTTATCATTAGGTTTTATTAAAATGTTCATTGTCTTTTAAACCTCTACTGTTTTAATTATGTCTTTAAATTGATTTAGATTGGCACTAGTAACAAAAAAACTATTGCTTTGTGCATCATCATAGGCGCGTTGTTTTTTATTGCTACCTTTACGCGTCAATGCGCCAATAACCTTACCGTCAAGATGTCGCAAATCAGTTTTATCAAAATTAGCTAGATTATCTGGTATTGTCAGACTATCGCTTGCAATTAGCTTTGTATTAAATGCCATTGCTATGCGGTGACCCGCTGTAACTGCTTTACGTAATGCCGCTCTGCTTTGTTTACTGTACATACTACCTGAGAAAGTTAAATCATAGTTTACAAGCGTATTTTTACGGACGCGCGACAATTCCTTTGTATAATCATAAAACTGGCTATTTGGTCGCGCTTTGTAGATATCGCTAAAATCTAAATCACTAGTACCATTCAATCGGAATAATGCGGGTAATTGATTAGGCTTTAATGCTTTGCGCTCTGCTTTATCAATTTCTGCTAATATTTTAGACTTGAAATAGTCTGGTCTTAATAGCATTAATATAGTGCGCTTTGTTGCGGCATTCTGTCCGGTAGACATTCCCAATTGACCGCTATCGATTAGGCATGGTTCTTTGCAACCCGCTTTATCGGCAAATGAACATAGCGTTTTTACTGATACTTTATCAGCGGGTTGTAGATACATTACATAGCTATCGTATTTATCACTGCCTTTTTCCAACTTTGTACTACTGCCGAAAAATTGCATAGGCTTATTTAGATAGTCGATATTATCTATAACCCATTGTTTGGCATTGTCGTTTATTAAATTGCTCTGCTTTATTTCGCTATTGGTTATGTTGTGCATTGCATTAACTCCCTAGTTAAATAGTGTCGATAGTGGGTTGTGTAGCATAAAAAATAACCCGGTAAATAACAAGTAATTGATGGCTGCTATAGTGCTATACCCAATTACAGAGACTATAAAGTTTAGTCTAGCCTCTCTTTTTTGTTTGCGTACTAGTGCGCTATTCATTGTGTCACCTATGTGTTGTTGCAGTTAATTTATGCGGTAACACTGTCGCCAATGCTACCTGATAAACTAGCTAGGCTCCAATATTGAACCTTCACCCATTGCCATGCGGACTAAATCAAATGCATCTTTATAGCGTACTTCTACTTTCTGTATAGCACCGTAGTTAGAACCATAGACGCCACTATCAATAATTGCCTGAGCTTCCTTTTTGGTTTTGGTGCGTATGTTATACACGCTTGAATCATCAAGGCAGGGAGCGCACCAGTAAGTTAATTTAGCCATATCTATATACCTATATATGTGTTGTTGTTTGTATGTACACATAATACCAAATTGTCAAACAAGATCAATAGCATTTATAGAACATTATGTTATAAGCATATAACCAAATGCTATAGCTACTATTTATTAACGCGCGCACGTGCGAGTACTACATAGCTGCTACATAGTCAACTACATAGTGTGACCGCATTGGCTATCCTGGTCATGGTAGTGCTGAGTAGGCTATATAGTACCCACTAACACACTCTCACTTCACTGCACAGAAACTCCAGTGACCAACATAGCCTACATAGTCACACTAAAGACTTGACAGTCTGTGCAGCCTGTGCCAGGTCTACAGCGTGACCAACATAGCCTATATAGTCACTTTCTAGACTTGACAATCGCTGTAGGCTGTGCTAAACAGGGGCGGGGGAGGGGGCGTAGTCGGCAGAGTTGTTACTGTACCCTAACAGATACAAAAAAGAGGTAAAATAGACTAAATAGCAACACAGTCATAACAAATAGCTATAAAGGCTAAGTAGTTGATAGTTAAGGGCTATAACGGCCACTGCGGAGACGCTGTTACGGCTGAGAATCCGCCTATAAAGGAACTGTGGTGTGTTAACCTAGTAACTATTATAACAATAACAGTAAATAATGCTTGACTTCTGTTAAAAAGTATGCTATAATAGCTATATAGTTCATTAAAGAGTGTTTAAGTTGTTAAAGTAATATAGCTTTAAAGCGTTAAAGCAACAGAGCGTTAAAGCTTTAAAGCGTTAGAGACGTTAAAGAGGAATTTAAGATCAAATAATTATTATTCTTAGCCTTACAATGTCTTTAATGCTTTAAAGCTTTAAAGTCTCTGATGCTTTAAAGCGTTAGCAACTACATAGTCTACATAGTATCTCAATAGAGGCAATTCTGTGACTGAAAGAAAGATAGGAAGACCTAAGAAGGCGAAGGTTCAGAGTGTTACCAAGGGGCAACGCAGAGGCGTTGGTAGACCTAAAGGTGATGCCGCCATCATCAACGAGTATAAAGCAAGAATGTTAGCATCGCCTAAGAGTAAGAAGGTGTTAGATTCTATACTCAATGCCGCCTTAGATGATGACCATAAGAATCAAGCAGCAGCTTGGAAGCTGTGCATGGATAGGTTGTTACCCGTTAGCTATTTCGAAAAAGACAAAGCTAGTGGCGGTAAGAGTGCTATTAATATTTCCATTACTGGTGTCGGTGGTGAGACTACCGTCATAAGCGGTAATGAAGAACCCATAGAAGGGGAGTACACAGATGTATAATATCAATGAAGACCTTGATTATTTCACTAGAGAAGAGTTTGCCTGTCAGTACACAGGAGAGAACGAGATTAGTGATAGATTGTTATTGAAGTTAGATTTGTTACGTGCAAGGTGTGGATTCCCCTTTGTTATCACCAGTGGTTATCGTTCAGAAGACCACCCCATTGAAGCAAAGAAGGAGAAAGCAGGAACTCATGCCCAAGGTATTGCAGCGGACATTAAAGTCAGAGACGGTGTACAGCGGTTTAAGATTGTTGAGGAGGCTATCAAGATGGGCTTTTCAGGAATTGGAGTTGCTAGTAGCTTTGTCCATGTTGACATCCGCGACCTTGACGGTAATGTATCTCCTGTAATGTGGACGTACTAATATGGCTAGAGTACCTACTAATGTTAGATTGTTTGGAGAGTATTTGTTAGGGGAACAAAGCCCTATAACAGAGAAAGACTTTACGCATCAAGAATTGTCTGAAATGCTTAGAATGGTTCAAGAGCAAGAAAGTAGAAATGTCCAAGAAGAAGCTAATCTTCAACGCTCTTTAACAGCTTATCAAAGAAACTTAGAGACTTTTGATCCTAGTAAAAATTTAGTTCAAGATGAAAAAGGAAACTTAGTACCTAAATATACTGAAAAAGAGTATAACGACGAAGTACAAAAGAACATTAAGGATATTGAGCGTAAACTAGATTCTTACGAAAAGACTAGAAACAAAACTGCTGTAGGCTATAGAGATGAAAGAACTGACTCAGCAGGTTTAAAAATAGTAGATGCCATTTCTAAATCTTTTACATCTCCCGCCTATAATATAGAAACATCATTAGGTAATTTTTCAGCCCATAAAAATAAAGATGGGACTGTCAGTATAAAAGATACTTATGATTTTTTAGGTTATGGTCACGATAAGCCTGTTAAAATATCTATGTCTGATTTTTTAAAGTCTTTGCCTTTAGCAATAACAAGACCAGAGGCTTTTGGCACTTTACTTAGTAGGGTTTTTTTGGCAGACAGAAAAAGAGATGTGGATATTACTTTAGATAATAAAGCCAAGACAGCTAAGACGTTTAAGGAATCCCTTGACTGATTTAAAGGTTGAGCTACTGCCGTGGCAACAAGAGGTCTACAACGACCCTACACGCTTTAAGGTTATTGCCGCAGGTAGACGTACAGGTAAGAGTCGGTTAGCTGCTTGGTCACTGATACTGAACTGCTTGTCAGCCAAGAAAGGTCAGGTGTTCTACGTTGCCCCTACACAGGGACAGGCTAGGGACATCATGTGGCAGATGCTACTGGAGCTAGGTCATAGTGTCATAGCCTCTAGCCATGTCAACAACCTACAGATTAAGTTTATCAACGGTGCGTTGCTGACGCTGAAGGGTGCTGATAGACCTGAGACTATGCGTGGTGTTAGCCTAAAGTTCTTGGTTATGGATGAGTACGCTGACATGAAGCCAGAGGTGTGGGAGCAAATCCTACGCCCTGCTCTTGCGGATCAGAAGGGTGATGCGATGTTCATTGGTACGCCAATGGGACGTAACCACTTCTATGACTTATATACATACGCTAGTGTATCTGAAGACCCTACATTCAAAGGTTATCACTACACGAGCTTTGACAACCCACTGCTAGACCCAAAAGAGATTGAAGCTGCTGAGAAGAGTATGTCAGCCTTCTCCTTCCGACAGGAGTTCATGGCAAGTTTTGAGGCTCATGGTAGTGAACTCTTTAAAGAAGAGGATGTTAAGTTTTGTGAGGAAGAGCCTACTGACGGTGATTATTATATCGCTGTCGATTTGGCAGGATTTGCAGACGTACAGAAAGTCACAACCAAAACAAAGAGGCTTGACCAAACAAGCATTGCGGTTGTTAAATGTGGTACTACTGGTTGGTGGGTTAGCAATATCATCCACGGGCGGTGGGGCGTTGAAGAGACAGCTAGACGTATCTTCCAAGCGGTACGAGATTATCAACCTGTTGCCGTCGGCATTGAGAAAGGAGCGTTAAAGAACGCTGTGTATCCTTACCTCAACGATGAGATGAAGAAGAACCAACGATTCTTCCGTATAGAGGAACTCACCCACGGTAACAAGAAGAAGACAGACAGAATCGTGTGGGCGTTACAAGGACGCTTTGAACACGGCAACATAACATTAAACAAGGGTAAGTGGAATACTCAGTTCCTAGACGAGTTGTTTCAGTTCCCTAATCCACTAGTCCATGATGACTTGATAGACTCACTAGCATACATAGATCAGTTAGCCAAGGTTAGCTATGCTTATGACTACGAGGAAGAGGACTACGAATTCTTAGATAAATACGCAGGGTATTAACTATGGAACTAGAAGGCACAGATAACTTCACCCTTGAGCAGGACATTGAAGGTTGGGTCATGGAGAAGTGTGACGGTTGGCGTGATCACTACGAGGCTAACTACTCACAACGCTTTGATGAATACTACCGCCTATGGCGTGGTCAGTGGTCATCACAGGATCAGACCCGTCAGTCAGAGCGATCTAAGATTATATCACCTGCGCTACAGCAAGCAGTGGAGTCCTCTGTAGCGGAACTAGAGGAAGCTACCTTTGGCCGTGGCAAGTGGTTTGACATTAAAGATGATGTCAGAGATCAGAACCCTGCCGACATTGCAGCCCTACGTGGCTACCTAGAGGAAGACTTTGCTAAGAACAAGGTTAGGAAGAGTGTTGCAGAGTGCTTGATTAATGCGGCAGTATTTGGTACAGGCATTGCGGAAGTTGTATTAGAAGAAGAAAAAGAGATGTCTCCCGCTACACAGCCTGTCATGGGTGGTGAGCTACAGGCGGTAGGTGTCAGCATTAAAGACCGTACTTGTGTTAAGCTACGCCCTGTCATGCCACAGAACTTCCTGATTGACCCAGTAGCTACGGACATCAACTCTGCACTGGGCTGTGCTGTAGATGAGTTTGTATCTAGTCACTTGGTTGAGCAGCTACAGGAAAGCGGTGTATATCGTGACGAGCCTCTGTCAATAGCCTCTAGTGACTTTAACCTAGAGCCTGACCAAGAACTCACTACCTTCTCTGAGGACAAGGTTAGACTGACCAAGTACTACGGCTTAGTCCCTACGCACCTACTTAAAGAAGCTATGCAAGACCCTGAAGCAGTAGATGAAGAGGTTGTAGAGTTTAGCGAGGAAGAGGAAGAAAGCTACTACACTGAGGCAATGGTTGTTATTGCTAACGGTGGTATTCTGCTCAAGGCTGAGAAGAACCCTTACATGATGCAGGATCGTCCTATTGTCGCATTCCCTTGGGATGTTGTTCCTAGCCGCTTCTGGGGCAGAGGAGTATGTGAGAAAGGCTACAACAGCCAGAAGGCGTTAGACGCAGAACTACGCGCTAGAATTGATGCTCTTGCCCTAACCATCCACCCAATGATGGCTATGGACGCATCACGTATGCCTAGAGGTGCAAAGCCTAGCATACAGCCGGGGAAAACTATTCTAACCAACGGCAACCCTGCTGAGGTTCTACAGCCATTTAACTTTGGTAACGTAAGCCAGAT